GTTTCGTTACCGAGTATTTCTACTCAGGGTTAGGGAGATTAGTCCCTACAGCGGTTTCCCACTGCTGCCAAGACAGCTTAACTCCGTTAGTCAAACTGTCAATAGGTATGTAATCCCACCTGGGAGTACATAGTAGCCTCGAACGGAACAATTTTAGATCATGCCTGATCATTATTGTACCGAAGTACTTAGACTTCCTCTGAGAAGAAGAAGTTGACAGTACACCAAGTTCGCCTAAGAGGAAGGAACAATATAACCCAGGCGGGTTATAATCGAGCCTACCTCTAAACCCACCGGGAACTCGGATGTTCCCTTCCATTATCAGAAGTCTACTGGGTCGCCTTAGCCAACTCTTATAGAGAAAGCTTTGGTTTCCGTTAGATTTCGGACGATGGTAGGCGAGAGGTACGCGAATACCCGAATCCATATTCGACTCAAATGGAACAAAAGTACGAAACTTTTGACCAAGTGATGAATAGAGGAGACGAACGGCATTCCGGAGAGGAATACCTGTATAAGCGGACCAATCGTTTAGCTGGTTAATGGCGACCATGCAATCAAATGGAGTCCCTAGTTTTCGAATGAAGACTGGGCGAACTGGTTGGCCAGAAAACCAATCAGCTCCACAAGATTCACGGAACGGACCTTCAAAGAAGGTCTTACTAGGGTTGGTAGTGAAACCAAAAATGTTCAAAGCGCGTGACACCAATCTGAAGACAGAAGTCTTACAGATAATGTCATCGCCAAAAACACTAAAGGAATCCTTACCGTCTTGTTCTTGTAGAACAAGGCATGCCTTAGTAATAGCTGCAAAGATCAGTGTCTGGATGGGAAAGGTAAAACCGTTACCCATCGTTGACAGCATGAACAAAGGCACATGCTTCTTTCCTATCTCAGTTGTACGGGAACGCAAAACCAAAAGTAGTTCAAAGAACCACTTAGGGAAAAGCATCTCGCACAACCTCAAAGAGATAGAATCAGAGGCACTCGATAAGTCGATGGTGGAATAACTACCATCAATCGAACCGAGTTGTGCCAGCCGATGATTCACTAAGGGTTGCGTTTTCAAATCAATACCGAAGTACTGATTGAGACGCCGCTCAAGGTGAGTGGCGAGCCCAAGCTGAACAAACATGTTCAGTGATGGCTCGACACAAATCATACGGCTTGCAGCAGTCGTTTTTGGAACGAAGCTACACCTACTACCGGTCACCAAGGATGGACTACCAAACCTCTCATAGCGGAGGCATTCCGCATCTGATAAGAAGGGTATCCAATCACAATAGCGCTTGTATTCCTCATACAAGTATGATGAAGTCGTCGCAAGTTTGGACGAGAAGTACTTGCCATAGTAGCTAGTACCGCGCGAACCAACACTTGCACCAGGACCAGGCCTACCAGACCCGAAAAGGTCGAAATAGGAACTGATCAATGGTTCCCCACCAGGATGTAAGAAATTATCGATTTGGCGCTTGGTTTCACCCAAGATAGCTTCATCAATAGTTTCGCAAACTGTTGGGAAAGACCAGTCTCTACACCGATCATTAGCCGATGTAAAGGCACCTAAAGCAGCAGCATCAGCACATCTGGTATCTTCAGGGATCCATTTACGGATCACCGAATTTAAAAGATATGAGGATGCAAACTGCCGATAGGTAATTCCAGGAAAACCCCTAATATCAAAATTTGAATTAGGGAGTGACTTGGAAACATCATCATAAACGGCACTATAAAGAGCGTCAGGGCGAATGCCCATAAGGCCTCCTAGTACGTACTGAAGTTACACCATTGCAGGTGTATCAACCCAACGGTTCATCCGTCCCTTTCTTGCGAAAGAGCTTTGGAATAGCCGTTAGTAACAGCTGCAAAATACTAATTGCTAGCTGCCATGATCTATTCATTAGATCACGCCAGTTACAATAGTATCACCCAACGAAGAGCTGATCTGATTGATCGACCCTACGAGGAGTGACAGCATAGCGCGCACATTGGCCGCGTCCGCAGAATCGGCACCAGCTGGTATGGAAATCTCGAGGTTGCAAGATGCAACTCTCGCGGACTGTCCACTCAGAACGGTGACGCCTTTACGAACAAGGACTTTGTACACGTTGTTAGGTACGTTAGGAAGCAACCCCGTACTTGCGTTGAGAGCAGGAAGCTGTCGCAAGACAGCTGGCCGGCTACCAGTCCAAGTAAAGGGCCTACTGGGAGTAGATGAAGCATCTACACCCGCTTGTGTACCGCCAAGGGCGGACACAGCATACTGCTTACCAGCAGAAGTTGGCGCAGTATCAGTAGCTAAGGTATACGTCGGAGACGTAAGACCCGTTTGGGCTCCTCCTGTTACGGGAGAAGTGAGCGTTAGAGACATGAAATGTCCTTAAGTGACTACATTATATTCAAGGAAGACTATTCAGTATATACTGAACGATCGACTTTGAACAGAGGAACAAGAGATCTAGACTTCTGCGCTAGAATAGCTCCGATGTTGGTAAAAGGCCAAGCACTGGTGGGCAATTTAAATTGCACAGCAGGCAACAGGTCTGAACCATCAAAGGAGGATCTAGTCACAGAACGACTAAATAACTTGTGGTTACCACCGTACGAATAGCTATCATTTCTAATCACGTCGTAGACATTAAGAGCAATAGAATTAGCAGTAAGTTTAAAATCAGATGATTCTAAAGTAGTCTGCGTTCTAGTGGTCTTGCAGCCCCAGGCGAGAGAAGAATTGATAAATGCCATTCCGTTGAAGATATCGCCAACATTGACGAAATAATCAACAAGCCAAGAGTAGGGCAATAGGTCCCATGCCGTTGGGAGCCATCGATCCGGCGTAAGCTGGAGAGATTGCGCCAACGACAAGAAACCATCTTGCTGTCTACTCTTTACCATACCCTTTAACCTAACAGTATAGCGTGATGTCGTACGCCGATTCTGAGAGGCTGAGCCCTGTAGATAACCAAACGAAGTTGTGGTATCAACAGATGAACCATTATAGGTGTCAGTAGCAGTCGCTGAAACGGGATAAGAAGGAAATCTCTGCCTAGAGAAATCCGCAATTATACTCGCAACATCAGCTGCTAAAGGCTGCCATCCAAAATGGAACTCAAGGTAGGTATCACCTAAAATCTTCGATGCACGATGGAAAGGTTGACGTTTAAAATACCTCTTGCGCTTTCGTAACGCTTCGAGGTAGCCAACAATTCCATTTTTCAAAGAAGACATAGGGTGAAGCAAAGATTCGATAGTTTGCTTGATCTCGCCCAGGTCTTGTCCAGCTTCGACTGAAGATTGGATGGCCTGAACTTGAGCAAGAAACTTACGAATAGCACGGTTATTGACATCGGTACTAGTAGAACCAGATGGAATTACGAGTCCAGGGACTGGGTTTACTTTATAACCCCAGGCAGAGGACATCACAGAGGAAACCCTATGTGTGCTCTTATCCGCGACGACTTGGTCTGTTCCCATCGTAAACCATGGAGAAGGGTCGGGAGATACATCATTCCCTGAGAAGGGAGTGGTAGCATTCTGACCGAGCCTAATCTGCTGTTTATGATAGGGATTATAGAACCCAGAAGAACCAGCTGAATACTCAACGGATGTTGGGTCTGAGCTAGTTACACGATGCGTTTTAACACCGAATTCATCAACACTATCCAAAGATGTGTTATCTTGATTTCGATGAAAAACACTACGTGTTTTCGTATAAGAACCGTAAGCCATAATGAACTCCTAGTATCAACAACTGACTAATGCTAGTTACCAACTAGCTAAAAAAGCCAGCTGTCAAAGAGAGGTTACCTACAAGAGAAAGAGATTCAATATTATCACGCATAAAAGCAATGATAATACACCGTTTGTTGAACTCCGACCAGCGATATACATCGCGAATACGGAGGTCATGTGCACGAAGAAAAGTGATAAACTCGTCTTCACACACAAGACAAAGCAATTCAGTGCTCGAAAGAAACGAAGCACTAGGTTGATTTAACATATGGTGGAAACTCCATCTCTCATGGTAACAAGAGCAAGATATCATCTTGCGAGGTCTCCCGAAAGGGAG